CCTGCACTTTACAGCATTAAAGCATTAAAGAGCATCCGGCCTGCACTTTACCACATTAAAGCATTAAAGAGCATCCGGCCCACGCTTTACCGCATTAAAGCATTAAAGAGCATCCGGCCCGCACTTTACCACATTAAAGCATTAAAGAGCATCCGGCCTGCACTTTACCACATTAAAGCATTAAAGAGCATCCGGCCTGCACTTTACCGCAATTGCCCGTTTACATCATGCAACAAAAATACATAAACGTTGCAACATATCATACTAGTATTATATGTGTATTTATGTTATACTTGTATCATAGCAAAGGGAAAGAAACATAGAAACAAAAATCCTAAAAAGCTATTATGCAAGCTGAATTGCATATAAAAAGAAACATTCAGCAGGGCCGCTCCACGCTATAATAGAAGATATGGATGCGTTATCAAGTAAAAGGTGCTTGGAATTATGTGGAAAGCATGGTATAGCCACATAAGTACTAACAGTGCTGCTTTATTGTTATATATGGCCATGGCTTGTAAGGGAACCGGTCCCAACGTTTACAATGGTTGAGACAGACCGATAGGAAAAACGCCGCAATCATCGGTATAATTGCGATAGTGATAGTTGCTGGAATAAGCGCCACATTGTACCGTACAACACGCAAAAAAGCGTGAGAATGGAGACATTTTATTATGACTACTTGGAAAATTGAAAAAACCATTGACGGCGAAAATGAGATTATCACTATCACTCGCCCTATCAATGACAAGCCCAAAAGCACCGCTTGCGTGAGCCGCACTGTTAAAGCCGGCACTATCGCCCGTGTAAAGTACGCACGTTTTAACGATGATTTTAGCGTGGAGTCTGGTGAAATGGTCAAACAGTTTGACGGTGTTTTGGACGCAGAGAAAGTTGAAAAGGCATTGCACAGCGCTGAGCCTTGCACCAAATGGCAGGTGTTGGACGTTCAGCCCAAAGATGAAAACACTTTGGGCATTCCTAGAGAAGTGTTTAATGCCGTTGCCGTTCCTATTGACCGCCCGCTTTCGCAGCAGTAAATTCTAATCGTTCCACCGGGTTTACCGTAAAGCCCGGCTCCATATGGCATAAAAGCCAAAATAAATTAAAAGAGGGTATGAAAATGAAAATGCAAACTGTCACAATGAAACTTGACGGCAACAATTTTAGTATCAGTAGAAAATTAACTGATACTAAAAACCGCCACAATAACGATTATGCAAGTTGTAATATCACTGTCTTAAAGCCAATGTTTTGTTGTAAAAGCGGTTTTATTGCATCCGGTTTTTCTTCTCTTGAAAGCCCTATCATTGAGCACGACCTGAATAACACCAATGAATCCATTGATGACTTTGTAAAGGTGGTGTTTTCAAAATGATTTATCGCACAAGAAGAGAACTAACAGACGCCGTTTTTAGTCAATACAATCGCACTGCATTATCTCAATTTAAACAGCTTTATTCTTGCAAGGCATGGATTATTAAACCCGATTTTTCTGACTTTCTGATTTTACAAAGCTATTCGACTATTGTTGCCGCATATCAATATTCTACTGATATTTTGTGGGTATTCGGTTTTTATTCCAATACAACCGCTCACCACATTGCAAAGTTTCGGAATTGGATTCGATACGAATACAATACCGGCTGGAATTATCCGCGTGTTATAAAGTTGTACAACGATTCAAGAACCGGCAAACGCGCCGCCCGCAAAAATCTAGAGGACGATTTTGCAAGCGTTATTTCAACCGCATTAAACCAGCACTGACCCGGAAAAAATAGAATAAAGTGCGCCGCTGTTAAAAGCAGCGCATTTTTTATGCAAATTTTTAGTTGAAACTCTTTACTATTAAAGATAAATAACTAGCAATAGTTAAGCCTAACTGCTAACCTGTGAAATTCTTAACACACTTTACCACTTTAAAGCGCTAAAGAGTCCATCAGTTAAGAAAAATAATTAGCAGGTCATTAACCTTAATACCAACCCTGCCGCGCCGCCCACCGGGGGTGTTGCAAGAAGCCTAAAAATAAATCTGGGGTTTAATTTATCGAAAATGCAAACCCCCTCTCCCTCTCCCTCTTCACCATTTAAGAAAGTAGGTGAAATAAAATGCTATTAAAAGATATAATCATGAAATGCAAGAATATTGGCTACTGGACATATTTGATACTTAAGGTCAGGGATAAAACCGTATATGCAGGATACTTCGCAGATATGCCATATAGATATGCTTATTATAAATTTAAATCTCTTGAAGTAATTGATATTGGCGTTGAAATAGTATTGGAGTGATTAAATGACAATCCATGATATTCTAATGATTTGTGGTTCAGTTACAGCAAATACTTTAATTTATATTGGTGATATCAATGGTGGTATTAAATGGGCAGGAAAATTTAAAAATATTAGCAAAGATAATGAATATCTTAAGTTTAGGGTATTTTTTCTTGCGGTCGATTCATCTTTTTATCCTCATCGAACGATTCTAAAATTTATTATATAGTTAGGAGCTGATACAATGCTTAATTTATTGTGGGTTTTAGGAGCTATCATTGACATCCTAAGAGGAGTTAATAATGATTTGTGCGATTAGTTTAAGATAGGAGTTTATACAATGCGTTATGACATTCCCATTCATCCCATCCCCATAGGCTCAATTATTAAATACAATGTAAGAGAATATGGTTATTTCTATGGAGATGGCCAAGAGAAAAGAGCACTTACCATTGCTAAAATCGGCAAGGTTATTGATATTATAGAGCATGATGGCAGAGTAGTTTATTATTCTGTAGCACCAAGTTCTAACTGTACATTTAATCAATATTTTGTAGGTGATTGCCCAGATTCCGTATGGCCAGAAAATGTGGAGGGTGTTTACTATGACTATTGAAGAATTGGTTAATGCTAATAAAGATATGTGCTCGAACTCAATATGTGTTATACGTTGCCGGTATAATAAGTCTAAAGATATGTCTAGCGATGATATTGTAAACGGATGTATACTTTATCAAGATGAATACTCTTTAATGCCTAATGTTCTTAGGAATTTGAAAGTAACGAGTTTCAAGTCTACAGGTTATAAATCATTTTGCAAACTGGAAATTTGGGTGGTGTAATTATGACAATTAAAGATTTAGATACAGAAACCCTTACTCTACTTAATAAACTAGGCAATAACTGGTACATTAAAGCTTGCCCCTCATGGCTGACACACTTCATGGATAAGGATTGCCAAGATTGTCATCTTAGAGAGTTGTGTTATTTGCTTGACAGTTATGATAATGACATTAGAAAAGAGTTAGCTTTACGAAAGCAGGAGTAACGTTATGGCAAAGAACAAAGAGTTTAAGCGCCAAGCCGAAGCAACTAGGGTACTGGAAAAGATAGGCGCAACAAGACGTAAATCCAGAAGAGCTGGCATAACTGTAACAGGTAACTTAAAAGAAAGTCTTAGAGGTAGACAGTCTACTGATGTTGCTAACGCTCTGAAATTTACTGCTAATACTGCTCTTGATGAAGCCGAAGAACTGTATAACGAACTTATTGATGCAGTTGATAATGTTGAAGATAAAACATCACAAAAGCTTATGCAAGAGTATTTATCAAAATATTCAGAGCATATTCATTCCCTGCATAAATCTATTAAAAGCAATTATAGGTCATTGAGAGTTGCTAATCGTCTTGAGGATGTTTTTAATTATAGTGATGCAGCATATAAGATTCTTAGAAATCCAGATACCTACTTTGGCAAAAAGAAATGGGGAGCAATTTCTGGTATACTTAATAATCTTATGGGTACCTATAGCAGGAATATTCCACCAGATGATTTGAAAAAATTATGCACATTGGGTCAAAAGTTAGGACTTGAAACTTTGACAGATATGGATAGAGCTTATGCAGAATATGACAATCTACTAAGAAATTCTGACCAAATTGGTAAAGTGCTTGTTGATGCAAGTGATAAGCTTAGGTCTATTACACAGGGTAATGAAAACTTTATAAAGCGGCATAAAAAAGTTTATGAAGAATTCACAGAACTTGCATCTAAGTATAATTTGTGGTAATATTCACGAATGAAAGAAGGTGGGGCTATATGTGAGAAAGCGTAATGAACATAAGTATTCAAGTATCATATATTGCTATGATATTGAAACATCATCCTTAATGTATGGTGAGGATGAACTTCAAGAGCATCTACAAAGCACTTATCTTCACGGCCTAGCTTCATTTGCTTATCGTCCTATACCTCATGCACCATTTAGTGACTTTGAGAATGAAATGAATTATAACTTCTTTAGAACTTATGATTCAATTTCTTCCGAATTTGAGAGAATCAATGAGGATGCTAAGAATAATGATGAATATGTTAAAATCTTTGTGCATAACTTGAGCTATGAATTTGAAGCAATGATGCGTAACATAAATTTCTGTATTAAGAACTTTAATCCTAAACGTTTCATTGCAGTTGCTCCTCACCAGCCATTAGTAGCAGCTTTTGGCCATCTTGAATTTTATGACAGCTTCAAGATTCTATCCTGCAAAAGTCTTGAACTTATAGGTACAGAGCTTGGAGTTCCAAAACTTAAAGAAATCAAAGGCGGTTATGACCAAAAATATTATTGGTGGTCAGATTTACCTGATTCTGAATACATTTACAATGAACGTGACTGTAAGCTAGTTTTATATGCACTATGTCGCTATATGGCAAACTTCACTAAAGTTGATAATGTATCAGATATTGGAGTATCTAACACATCAATGATTAAGCGTGAAACAAGGCTTAACAGAAATATTGCTACCGATAAAGAAGTTCATACTGCACAATTCACAGCGGCGATAGAACTTAAGAATAATGAACCATTTATGAAGTTCTTTCAAGATTGTCTTGCAGGTGGTTACACTCATGCTAACCCTTACGCAGTTGGTAAAATATTTAAGGATGTCTGGTGTTTTGATGCAAGTTCTATGCACCCGTCAGCAATGTATGGTAGGAAATTCCCTTATAAATGGAGAAAGGAGACTAATCCTAATGAATGTTACCAAAATTTCCAGTCTGCGAACTATGAGTTCTTATCTGGATGCGAAAGCGGCGCTAACTCAGGGTTCTTCGATTATCCCGACCAGCGGATTAAGTTATATGGAGGTAAAGATGTTAAATTCTATTCAGTCCTCCAAGCAGCATACCGTGAATCAATCTTGTTTGAAAGGCCAATAAAATATAACTTCATGGCCAATGTTACCTTTTATAATATTAACGCTAAGGATTTTGGTAACTGTATTTACAGCTATATCAGTACGTCCAAATGCAGCAATATTAAAAATGGTAACTTCGACAATGGTAAAGTAGTCAAAGCAGATGAACTTACATTTCATGGCTGTGATATTGACTTTATGTTAATTCAAATGCTTTATGATTATAGTAGTTCAGAATGTGATGAACTTTATTATGCAACAGCCCATAAGTTTATTAACAAGCCTTTACGCAATACAGTTAAATATTATGCACGCCAGAAAACAGGATTCAAAAAACTTGAGCATAAAGTTGCTGACCATGTAGAAACTTTAAACGATTTTACATTTGAGGGATTGAAGCTTTATGATGATTCTGTAGCACAAGAAATTATGAATACTCATAACAAAGATTTAGTTCACTTCGCCTTAATGGCAAGTAAAGGTGGATTGAATGGTCAGTATGGATGTTCAGCAATGAAGCCATTAAGACAGGAAGTTGGTGTGCAGGGGGAAGGCGATAAATTTGAATGGATTCCAACTGGGGTTAAGTTTCTTAAATCTAGAAATTCCCTAAATATTTTCACAGATGGTTTATATACTGTTGCTTATAGTAGACTGCACCTTATTTGCTTTATGCTCTATCTAGTATTAAGCCAAGGCATTGAACCTCTATATCACGATACAGACAGTGGTTATTTTGTTGGCTACAATGAGAATGTTCAAAAAGCCATTGATAGATTCAATGAGAATATTCTTAATAACAGTGAGAATAAAGATTGTTACAATTTTGGCATTATGGACTTTGATGGTCACTATGAGGATTTTGTAACATGGGGAAGTAAATGCTATTGTGCAACATACTTAGATGCAGATAAGCACTTAAAAGTTAAGGCTACTGTAGCAGGTGCAAGCAAGAAACAGCTTTCTGAATTGTTTACACAAATAGTGAACGATGAAGATTTTGAGTACCTAGTTAAGGAATATTTTCGGCCTAATATCAGTTATGATGAATCCATAAATAAGAAGCTCATTCGCAAAACTCCGGGAACACATATTATAGGAGATTTTACGGATGACAACGGAGAAACAGACCACTTAGATGAATATTCTGTAACTGTACTAGAACCTTGTGGTTATACATTGCGCTCAACAAATAGTCCTGTTAATAGAATGTATTATTCATTCTGTTATTCATTACGTGGAGAATCGTATATAGATTATTTGCCCGAAGTTGTTAGCATAAACCACGATGAAAATGGTAAGGAACTTTACGGAACTTATCATAAAGTACAATCCGACAAAGAATATGCTATGTTAATTGATGGAAATCCTGCAAGTGTATTCCAGTGGGAATGGAGTGATAGGAGATGATTTAATTGAAAGAAAAAGATTCCTACAGAATCAGTAGAAGAGCTATATGTCCTTATTATATTTCTCATACAACAAATTACATTCGTTGTGAGGGTATGAGGGTGTCACGCCAAGAGTACAACCTTAAAACCGATTGTTGTGAACAGTATAAAAACTGTCCTCAATATAAATTTCTTACTTATCATTATTTTACAAAGGAGAACTAACTATGTACACTAACAAGAAAGCATCCGCTAAGGCCACCAATTCTGCTAAGTCCGCTTCTCCCGTCATCACCAATATCCGTATCTTCCCTATCAATAACAAAAAATCTAATTGCTGTGCTATGGTTTCTGTTACGCTTGCAAATGTGTTCTGCATTTCTGGTATTAAGATTATGGATGGAAGTAAAGGGCTGTTTGTTGCAATGCCCAGCGCAAAGAATAAGAAAGATGAATGGCATGATATTTGCTATCCAATCACTAAGGAATTCCGTAAAGTTATGAGCGATTCTATTCTTAACGCTTTTGATGCCTTGCAGGAAGATGAAGATGACGATGAAAGCGAGGATGACTGACAAGTTCCCTAATGAATTGCCGCCTGATATTGACGATGATTTGCCATTCTAAATAACTAAAAGCACCCCTAAGTGGATAACCACCTAGGGGTGTTTTATTTAACTAATCTTAGGACGAAGAACCTTAATAGCAGTCATACCATTATTATTGCTCCATCTAGGGAAGTCCATTGGGGTTCCATCCAAGTTACGGATTCTGTCCAAAATTACAGGAGAATTCCCCAATGTGAAGCCAGACAACTGAACAGTATATTCATAGGATGCAGGACGTTTACAATATAGGATAATAGCATTACCATCATTGACATAATACAGTCTATCCATGTCATTGACAACATCCCAAGTAACAGTCTTGCCTGCACCTGTGGTCGCTCCATAAATGGCTTTATTAAGCTGACGATTATCAACAGCGCTAATTGCAAACAATCCGCTAGATTTAACGTTGTTGGAAATATAAATGCTATAGTCAATATCATTTCGGTCATAGACACGAATACAGCCTTGTGAGCTAATATCTGCACTCGGGATAGGGATAAGTGCAAATGCTTTATACTGTTCAGGGTCTCCGGGAGCTGACTGACTTGCAATAGTGTATTGCATTTGATTTGTAATTGCTAAATCAATACAGCGATGTTCACCAGTTCTGCAAATGTACTGATTGTTTCCACTAAAAATATATTCACGTTTAGTATAGATATATGCGTTGTCAATCTTGCACACCATAGCAGTAACAGGATATGTGCCAATTGTCTGAATAGTAGTCGAAACCTTCGAAGTACGGTTAATTACACCACCATTAACTGTCAATTGCGGACTAGGGCTGGTTCCAATCAGTGCAATTGTGGCATTACCCTCACCAGTTGTTGCAGTAGATTCTTCACAGGTATAAATTAAATTGTCGATATATGCAGCACTCTTACCAGGCCCGTCAAACACAATACCACGGCGGCAGGTATCAATATATAGGTTAGTTACATGAATGTCATCATTAGTGATTTTAACACCATTAGTATTATTCCACCAGTTGTTTGCATCCGTACCGCCAGTACCATTAGCAGGAATACCATTAAATGTAATCCAGTTTACGCCAAATGTATTTTTGCGAATGTCAAACCCTGTCTGACAAACCATAGACAATACATTATTAAGGCAACAGTCAGGAGCTTTATCACCAACAAAGAATCCAACATTGCCATCCCATCGTTCCTTGGGCGTGTTATCACTATATCCCCATACTGAAACATGGTCAACATAACAGTAGCGGTTTAGAGTGCTGTTTTTGGGCTGCAAGTAAACACCATAACTCTTAACGCCATAGATAGATACGTCATACAAGCTGTTATCAGTATAAACGTTAGTTGTAAAAACAACACCGCCAATCATACCATTACAGATAATATCCAAATGGGCAATAACAATGTTACCAGTTACATCATCACCAGATACAGTAATAACACCTTGACTACCAAACGCAGTAGGATTAGCAGTGTACTTAAGAATAGTATCCGAAGTACCGCGCCGAGGGTCACGAGAAGAACCAGCACCATACAAGCTATGTTTCAGCTGCACCGGTGCGCTGATATTGTAGGTGCCCGCAGGGATAAACAGAGGGAATTGTTTGGTGTATGTGTTCAGGGTTTCGGTAATATCATCAGTGCCGTCTTTTTTCAGTTCCTGAAATTCTTCGATGCTGCGCGGCGAGGGTTTGATGCTGTCGGGGATTTTGCCAGTGCGGCTTACTAGAAATTTAGTATCAGCGTTGTTAGAACCGGTGCGCATAGTAACATATGCGTAATTATCATCAATATTTACCGGATCCACAGCCCTAAATTGCGGCATTGCAAGCAATGAAACTGGTGTCTGGCGTAAGAATGAGCCGATATTGATTTTGTTGGGGTCAATGGACATCAGTGTTGTACCGTTTTCCCGGAAATAGAGGGCGGCACCATCTAGTGACAAGTTTTTGTTGCTACGAATGTCAATGTCGCCGCTGACCGTCTGATTCATGTTACCACTGACAGTCTGGTTAAGATTTCCAACAGTTTCTTTGTCAATCTTCTTAGACGTTTCAGCGCGTCCTTCAGTATCTTTAATATCATAAGTGTTATTGTCAATTTTAAGTTTGTCTACATAAGCCATGATGCAACCTCCTATTAAGTAACGTCATGAGTGCCAGTTGTAATACTAATGGTTTCTGTATCTGCTACATAACTAACTTCAACACGAGAGAGCTTTTCAAGCTCTGTTACTTTATTCAGAGCATTAGTAGCGTTAGTGCTAGCAGTATTTGCAGTAGTACGAGCACTAGCATCTTTTACCTCAATAGTTTGACCACCAAGATTAAACTTGGAAACAAATTGCTCAGCCATAGTTATACCTCTTATTTGCCGACAATTTTGATAGTTTCAACAGGAGCATCATAGATATGAATATCTCCACCAGTAACGATTGTACCATTATTAGGATTAAAGAAACCAAAAGAGATAGATGTGTCATCTTCATTATATTTGGCAACTTTTAATGACAGGATATAGTGCAAACGTTCAGCAATGCTAGTCTTAGCACAGTTGGTGCCCTCAATATACCGTGTACCTGCATCCATAGGCTTAAGAATTACATACAAATCATTATTAAGCCAAACAAGGTCGTTAATATTGCGGTTAGCACTTGCAGTAGTTTTCAGCCCTTCATCAACTGGAGTGATAGCAAGCTTAACACTTCCCCAGAGTTCAGAGAAGTTACCAATCTTAGTCCAGTAATCTTCATTGTCAATATTAATGCCAATAGGTACAGGCTGAGTGCTCAAATATCCGTCACCATTGACAGTGACAACAACTGTGTTACGAGGATACTGTTTGGTAATATCCCACTGAATAGGGTCTGCATAACTAATGGAGCTGGTTTCAATGTACTGCTGCATTACCTCAATAACCTTAGATACCATTTCATAGTAACTAATGCTATCATCATAGGCAACAGGAATTACAGAACGGAAAAGTTTATCCAAAGGATTGTACTTCAAATCTAATCACCTCTTTACCATAAACGCATAAACAGAACTTCCATATCTCTATATAAACAATTATAGATATTTGTGTTTTCTTTCATATAATCGTTCATAATAGATACAAGAGAGCGACCGCGATAACCTTTTTCTACATGGTCAAGAACACGATGTTCATTGCCATCACGATTTTCTTTTGTGTTGTTTTTATCATCCTGAGTGGTATTGCTATTACTGTTAGAGCTAGCATTAGAGTTAAAAGCATTGGTAGAACTTGCATTACTATGGTCAGCATCAGACATATACTTACCAGCAAGAAAATTATCAAGACTACCTTGTGGAGTATCAGTATGAGTATTGGTATTCTCTCCATTGCTGTTAGAATTGGAAGTATAATTGGAATTGTTTGTGCCGCCAATATTGACCTTACTATTCTTGGTTCTATCCTCTGTATTCACATCATGATGTTCAGTATTTTCATCACTGGTAATTGAAAAGTCATCAGTTAAGAACATTTCATACTGTTTATCAAGTGCTTCAAATAGAGGATTGTAATAAGGCATATGGCTGTTCATCCAGTCATCCAGACGCAGCTGCCAAAGGCCGAAGGTTTCAGAACCAATTTCATTTGTATAGAAATGCTTAAGAATATTGGTTTCAAGCTCTTTACGCTTGTTTTCATTCCAGATAGGATAACTAAAATTAAAGATTTTAGGACGAGCACGCTCAATAATTTCCGAATAAGAAATATTGGTGTAAGGTTCAACAATACCTGCTTTTGATTCACAGATAAAGCGTACTTGAGTTGTATATTTACTCATTGTCCTTATCACCATCCTCAATATTAGTATCGCTTAAATTCTCTTCATCTTCGCGTCCTTCCATAATCTTAGTTAATTCAAGCTGGGAACGCATAGATACAGAGATATTAGTGCCAAAGAGCCTATTATAATCCTTACAGAATTTCTGGCGAGAATACAATGGAGAAAGACGGTCTGCTTCTACCTGACCTAAGGTCATTTGAACTTCAGTAGTAAACTGCCGCTCTGCTTTCATATTGTAGTTACTCTCAATACCTAAATAGGTAAGAGCTTCAGCAAGAGTTTCTTTTTTCTGCTGCTCTAACTGCAAGCCAATGTACTGAACACCTAAATCAAGAACACCAATCATGTTCTTAATATCATCAGTAGAGGGATTGCCTTTAAGGTAGAGCCAAGGGTCATATTTATCTTGCTGATAAACCAAGTTCTGTACAGAAAGTTTTGTATTCTCATTTGCATAAGCAATTCTAGGAGTTTTCTGTGCGGCAAGGTTTAAGTCAATCGTTCTGTCTATATTGGTAAGACGTTGTGCAAACTGTTTAATGACAATAGCATCAGGGGAGCGGCGCATATTACACCAAAGGTAAGCACAGTTTTGTTTATTAAGGCCACTTTTCTGATAATTAGAATTGTAGCCATAAGCACGAAGATATTTAGGGTCACCAATAATGTCAAAGTTATCACTTGGCATAGCAGGAAGAATTAAGTTACCCATAACAGGGTCATGATAACCAGCCATTAAGGGTTGCCAGAACAAGAACTGTTCAATGAATCGTTCATCCAAAAAAGGAGAATCTTCAAGCCCTTCCCATTTGAATCTTGCAAGTGCTACATCATACAGACGATTAAACCAGTTAGCATAAGTTGCAACTGTTAAGTCATATGAATCAATCCAAGGTGGCTGCGGTTTTTGTGAACGTTTAGACAATTTATCACCCCACAATATCGTTATTCAGAGAGTAGTTACCAACTGTATTAGGATTATGCCAGAAAGTTACACCACGATTAAAAATTGCATTGATAGTATCGGCTGCATCACTTGGAACATCACCAAGACAATGGCAATTAGCTGTTTTGACGTAATTCCAGTTACTACGAGAATCAATATTGATTGTATCAACCTTGTGAATTGGATAACCATAAACAGACCAATAGTTATCAATAATTTCTGCAAATTCTCTAGTTACAGTTCGTTGTGATATATAAATTGCAATTTTCCTGTCAATGGTATACGCAAGACTTGTACTTGGCATACCAGAGGTTTGTGGTGGTAATCTATCCATATCATCACGTTTTGCAAGAATGTTGGCAATACTTAATCCCTCATTAATAGCTCCAATACCTTGGTCGATAGCTTTGCCAAAATTCAAAGTTGCTGTACTACCAATCATCCCTGCAATACCAATAGCAGCTTTAGCACCAGAACTAATCATACCAAGATTTTCAACAGCAACAGCACTAGCGTTCTGCGCCATATATGCTTTATAAATATCAGTATTATAAGCACATGTAGGATAAGGACGAGTATAAACAGCATTTTGAAGGGCTGCTTCGTTATGCAAACCTCTTGTACCATATTCAACAGGAATGGCACCAATTTCAGGGCTTCCTTGCCCATCTGTAAACATAATCTTTAACTGTTTATTATCAGAACGCCAAAGTTCATATCTAAATACACCATTAAGCTTCTTTGTCGTATCAAATACTCTACAATAAGAATATGGATATGTCAAGAGTTTTTTATTTTTTGGAACATATCCGTCAATGTTATTCGGATAAGAAATGTTAAATGTGAACTCTCCATCTTCACAAGTCATATAGCAAGCTACAATTCCATCAAGAACATTAATCGCTCCATCTAGGAAAGCATTGGCATCATTCTGATTTGTAAATGTGTGAAGCTGCAAGCCAGTATAAAGGCCATTTTTCATTGTACCAGGAGCGGGGGAATAGTCGGCATTAAATGTACAAAGAAAAGCAATCTTAGGTTGTGCATTGTAAGACTGAACTACATAATCAACATATGGGCCTGTCTCAATGTCCTCTGGCACAAGGTTATCACCAACATTATCAGTATTAGTATGTGACCTCTCGATGAAACACGATGGTATTACAACCTGATTAAACCAAGTTTGCATAACGTCAACAGTAAAATAAATTCTGCTGGTTTCGTTTGCAACATATTCTACTTTATCAATAAAGGCATAATACCATTTATCTGAAAAGTCAGCGTTCTGGAATACAATATAATTACATGGTTCAATCGTTTCAGCATTAACACCAACAGAGAGATAACTCTCTAAACGCTGATATGTGTAATTGGTAAGATGAAGAACGGATTTAGAAGTGAAATAAGCAAAACGGGAAGAATCAGACTGAAACCTAAGCACATGATTATAGGTTTTATCTGTAGGGATACCCTTACAGATATAAAGTTGCATATTTGGCAATTTTATTGCTCCTTTCAAAATCTGTAGGGTGGTTTACACATCATCCAAATTGGAAGTTTACGTTTAGTTGTGGGAGTAGGGCCTGGGCCGGGTGGTGTTGGCGGTTCAGGTGGTGTTGGTGGATTTGTAGCGTCCCATTCAACATCCCATGTACCTACTTCGTTAGGAATACCAAGAATAGCAGAGGGGTCAGTTCTGTAAGCTGTGCCATAACCGCCTATCCAGTATTCCCAGTGCGTATGAATACCACTAGCATTACCTGTTTGTCCTTGCTCTCCAATATATTGACCACGAGTAATTGTTTCACCAACACTATGAATCTGACTAACAAAATGAGCTGCAAGCCAATAGCTATTATCGCTCATTTTAACTACAATGTAGTTGCCCCAAGAATCGTTACCAGTCGTGCCACCTTGCCAAGTATGGGCTGTTTCAACCGTACCTGCCATTGGTGCATAAGATTGATGATTTGTGTGCACCGTGTCAATACCACCATGAACTGAACCATCAGAATAATGCGGATAACCTGCTGAAACTCTGATTGTGCTTTGGTCAGTGATACATTGTTTATAGGTAGCCATAATCAAAGCAACGCGTGATATCGTATGCGCGCCCCACGTTTTAGGAGGATAAGCCTATATGCTTAAGAAAATGTCAATTATCAAGCCTTAGTAGTAAACTGCACAGCGTTTGCAAACGGAGATGCAGAATAGATGCGCCAGATATGATGGAAATAGTTCCAATCCAGAGTGGAGCCAAGGTCAGTTTCACGCATGGTGTTCAGCTTAGTGTAAATCTGGAAGAAGTCACGGTCAACCATAAGCGCCTGAATAGCGGTCATATCTTCATCGTCAGGGGTAACGTGAGTATAAGTCTTATCACCACCAGTTGCAACAGTTACAGAACCATTGCCAGAGGGGTCATTACCAGTAAGCAGATGTTCCAAGCGTTCAACTTCATACGCATTGAGAGCAAAACTGTCAACTTCCAGACGATGCCCCATAAAATCTGCCTTATCCATGTTAAATGCGCTTGCCAGAACATCAACATCAATAGAAGCAGAAATGTCAACAGGAACAATGGTGTACAGACGTTCAGCCGGAGTATTCATGGGAATACCAGCAGCATTATATTCCTTAGAAATGAATTTCATCTTGCCATAAATCTGGCGGAACTTCTTAACCAGGGTCTTACCGGAAGCTTCATCAGTAACGGCAGAAACAGTTACTTTCTTAAGCTTATTGTTCTTTACCAGCTGATACAGCAGATACTTCTTCATAATGAAAGCATCCAGCTCAGCAGGCTTATAAATCTGGTCGATGATATTCTGTACAAAGGCAGACAGATTAGCTTCACTCATGAAAGCAGTTTCCAGAGCTTCACGATTAACAGTTACCTTGTACTTAATACGAGAGTTCACAGCATGGTAAGCGGTGTAAACCTCAGCAGGGTCGCTACCAAATTCAGCTTTCATAACTTCATCATTAGTAGCACGGTCAGCAGAGAAGTAAGGGGTTGCTTTCTGCATCATTACATAAATTTCCTGAACAGTAGCACCGGTGCCCAGAACGCCCTTATCAAAAACCTGCCAAGGGTCTTCAAAAGAAATGTAACGCATAACGGTCAGGCCAATACGGTCAACCAGAGCATTACAGAAATAGTTCAGACGCGGTTCATAAGAATTGATAAACGACCATGCGGATTTAATAGATTCGGTGGTATTCTCAATCTTAGGAGCACCACCAAAAGTAGCATCACTACCAAACACAGCGTTAATAATACCAACAGCAGCAGAAGCCATAGTTTAATTACCTCCTTAAATGTCTTTAAGACAATACCATGTAAATACAAATCTGGGCAAAGTAGTCGCTGTAGTAATAGCGGTTCGTGTAATCAAGTTACCATCTTCAGTACAGGTAACACCAATACTAGACCCAGAACCACCAGTAAATTTATTAGATACAGAAGCCTGCTGATTGTAAGTTGTCATTCTAGTAAAAATTGCTTGCGGGATAGTACAAAGAGTCTGACCAACTGTATAAGCATCGCCACCAATATCAACATGAACAAAAAGAATATTTCCAATTACAGTAAAACTTTCATCGTTATAACTAAATGGACGCGACAAATATATCACCTCACTTTCTACCAAACATTTTCTTCACAAATGCCTGTGCAGCTTCATCAATTGTAATTGTATTGCCATTAGGTTTTTGATAATCGTCATTCGGCTTATTATCATCGTTCAGAAATGCTTTAACATAATCTTTGCGAAGATTGTCATAAGCTTCATGCCAGTTAGATGCACCGTCCGGACAACCACTGGTAAACTGTTCTGCTTCATTGCGACATTCATCAAATTCATCGAGAACGCCAGCAATCAGAGTTCCCTGTTCATCAGGTTTGGCATCGACAAAGCCGCCAAGCATTGCAGAAATTTCGTCACGCGTTTTCATTATTTATTACTCCGTTCATAAGTAAGTTTAAGATTCTCGCAGAGAGCGATAATAGCTTGCATATCAACGCCAGTTGCATGAATCTTAATAAAATCGCCTTTAGTAGATTCTCTAGGAACCGAAGTGTAACTACCAAGATGTTTAATTACTGTCTGTGTTGCACAAATAAAATTGCTATCCAACCAGTTCAAAGGATTAACACGACAATCATGATAAATTACTTCAAAGTGAAGGTGTGCACCATAGCAATTACCAGTTGCGCCAGAATACCCAATAAGCTGACCCTCATAAACGTGTTGACCGTTTTTGACGAGATACTCTTTAAGGTGTGCATAGCGTGTTTCCAGCTTAGAACCATTATAATTGTTATGCTTAATTCTAACCATGTTGCCATAAGACTGCATCCCAGATTTGGTTCTACCATCCCAACTCTGTACCTGATTTACTTCACCATCCTCTGCTGCATAAACAGGTGTGCAGAGATCAGCGCGCAGGTCAATAGCATGGTGGGAAGAACCGTCATTGTAAGTCCAGCCAGCTGTGATAATATGTTTCTCTAAAGGCCAACAGAAAAGGACATCACCGTTTGCTTTCCTCATTTTCTTCATCTCCTTTAAGTTTTTCAAGATAAGGCTTAAACAGAGCAGAAAGTTCAGGATTTACAGCACACATATTTTCCATAATGCTGATAAGCTCCATAATGCAAATATAAGTAACCACAGCACCTACAAGTGGAATCTGGATACCAATGTCAATATATTGCATTGCGTATTCGACACCATAAGAGCCTACAACAGCAAGAATCTCCATGCACTTGTGATAACCACCCTCACGCATGATACTGGAATTATAAGAACCGTCATGCTTTGCTTTAATCAGCCCTGTTAGAACGTCAAATGTAATAAAGCCCAGAACAATGACAAAGGGCATAAACTCAACTCCTAACATTATACACCTACAATCTTTAAAATATCCATCAGGTATCGCCTAATTATTTCATCTTCACAGTACAGACCCCCTAACCGATATTGTTTAATTATATATAATAACCAGTTAGGGCGTGGAGTACGTGCAATCAAAATGGTGTTATAATCATGGTCATCATTTGTCAACGCATAAATAACGCCACTACCTGGACTGTATTTCCTAGAAAGATAACATTTACCAGAAGAGAAGTCTACCCATAATCCTAAATAATCATCATGAATCTTAAAACCAAACTGATATTTAGCTTCAGGCGTTTTCTTAGCAATGCCAACTGCACTATCAAGATAAAATTCATTGTGAACGGCATATTTACCAAATTTGCTGCCTTTCATCAAACGACCAAAGTCAGTTTTCTCTTTTGCTTCTATGTATTCTTCATTATTAACAATTTGGATTAAGACTAAGCCCTCTCTAGTTGTAGCAATTTGCTTTTTGTTAATTGGCTTTTTAATATCGAATTCTGTAAAGTATGGGTTTGCCCATGTAACAGCGTTTCCAAAGAAGAATACCACCACTCTGCGCATACGAGCAATAGTTTCGTATAGTTCGCAGAAAAATGTAACTTCATCTTTAAGATAACCATGATGGGTTTCGTCCATGGAGATAAACTCATCAAAGCAGATTTTATTAACTAGTGGGAGTTCTTCAGATTTAGCGGAAGAAATATATCTGGTTTGGCCAGCAAGTTTACCGTCTATATAGTAAGCACCTTCAGGAGTTCCCTTTAACTCATGGTCAGGAAATTCATGAGCAACAGCTGCCCAGAAATTTTCTTTGGCTTTCTTATTCATTTCGGTTTTGTAGCGGCGAATATAAATAAATTGATTCCCGTTTTTGATAAAATCTTCAGCAGCCCATTTCTTAAAGCCATAAGTTTTACCACAACCACGAGAACCAACTACAAAATTAAAGAGCGCATTATAAGATAATGTGTTCTTTAAATCCCACCACATTGACATTGTAATACACTCCTTTCATATTTAATATTAAGCCGAGGACTCGACCATTATGCTTAGAGTTAGCGTTCCAATTAACTTGGATTGCGAACATCTTGTGCTGTCCTTTTGGATGGTGGGAGTAGGAGAAATGACAAACCTATATAACCATCAAGCTAACAGGCGTGTTAGCGCGGCTCTATGGCTTTTACACCGGATGAAGCTCATAGTTTGAACCGTGGTGGTAGAAATGGGCACAACCCCATTAACGTCCAATGACCAGTTTTCCGTTACTCTTAAAGAGTTCTACCATGTTAAGGGTGGCGAAGAGAAATGAGCTAGCAGTCACGCAAACCTATCCGTAACGCTTCACGCGCCTGACCACGGCTTAGGAGCATCATTCGTGCTCTTCGCTCCCTATGATTATATTATAGTTTACAATGTGTATAAAGTCAATAATACAGATTGTACTTTTTGTAAAATTAGGAATGATTATTACATAGTGTATAATGCTAAATATGGGATGAGTGAGAGGTACGATAAAGCGGACTACTAAATGGGCGAGGTGAGTGGCGGTTTGAAGGTACGATAAATAGGACTGCAAGGTTAAAGTACGATAAATGGGACTTCTAGTCTTTGACACTACTTT